TCAACCAACCCGCTTGCTAATCGCATCCAGCCCCGGCGGGACTAGCGGAGCGTTCTATCGAGCGTTTACCAAGGAAGCCAATATGTGGTCGAAGCACGCAGTCACAGCGTTTGACTGCCCACACATTACGCAGAACCAGATTGATGAGGTAATCCAGCGTTATGGCGAGAAGCATCCGCTGACTCGCTCTATGATCTACGGCGAGTTTGTGGACATAGGCGCGGAAAGCTTGGTTGTCAGTTTGACCCAGCTCCAGAACTGCCACAATAGCCCACCCGATTTTAAGCCAGGGGATCGCAAGGCTGGCGTTGACTTTGCGGCTGGCGGGGATCAGAACGTGCTTTGCGTAAGCGACGGCAATAAAATCCTTCCGATGATTGCATGGCGCGAAAGGGATACGATGGCAGCGGTTGGCAGATTCATCGTAGAGTTTAAGAAGGCTGGATTAAAACCAGAGAACATCTACGCTGACGCAAGCGGTCTTGGGATGCCTATGTGCGATGCTTTGGCTGAAGCTGGCTGGGAAGTCAATAGGGTCAACTTCGGGTCAGCGGCATTCGACACCGATGCCTATACCAACAGGGCAGCCGAGATGTGGTACAACATGGCCAAGAAGATTGAAAGTTCCGACATCATACTGCCAGAGGACGAGGACTTGACAGCGCAGTTGACTTGCAGACGCACCATTACCAACAGCAAGGGCAAGCTTGGCGTGGAATCGAAAGACTCAATGCGTGCTAGGGGCTTGGCATCGCCAGACAGAGCCGATGCGTTGGCATTGTGCCTAAGTGGTGGTAGTGTAGGCTTGGACTTGACTTTCCCTGTGGAACGTCCAAGCTGGAGACTTCTCAGCCAAATGATGGAACACAACGATCCGGTCATGGCTGGGTTTGACGCAGGAGGATAAACACTATGAACATCTGGAATTGGATTACTTCAAACTGGCAAGAGATCGTAGCCGCCGTTGGTGGCATCGTTCTTGCCGCGCGCATTATTGTTAAACTCACCCCGACCCCAGCGGATGACTCGTTCTTGGAAAAGATCGTGAACTTCCTCAAGACAGTCGGACTGAATATTAAATAAGTCCATTTGTGCTGCGTGCAATCCTTGAGATCATCGCAGCCGTGTTCCGCATCATTCCAGGTTGGAAGCAGAAGCGAACACAAAACATCGAAGGCGAGTGGCGGGATAACCGCGATGCTATTGAGCGTGATTTGCGTGGCGAGTCTTGGTGGGTGCGCAACAACGACACCAGTAACCCACACGACAGGGATAGTTGAGGAACTGATGAAAGATCCTACCTATACCGAAATCCGCCGTGGTACTCCTGGTACTCGCGAGTGGGCAAGGAAGGCATTGAATGCCGTCAACGATCTTTCATACGAATTAAAAGTGGAGCGTAACAAATGAAGAATCTCGAAGCACGCGAAGGTTACCACATGCGGATCATCGACTGTTTGAACCAGCGTGAGACTTGGGAGAATCGTCAACGGCTGTTTTATCAAGCTCGCTACTTCGGTGTGCGTCGCAAGATGAAGCCTTGGCCTTCTGCTGCTGACCTTCACGTCCAGTTGATTGACGGAGCGATTGAGAAGCTAAAGCCATCCTTCGTCAATAGCGCAATCGGCAACGACATCCTTTCCAGCTTCGTACCTATGCGTCAGCAGTTGACTCCGCTGACCGTATCAGCCGAGCGTTGGTTTGATTATAAGATGCGCGAGCAGTCCAACTTCCAGAAAGAGATTGTCTCGGTTATCGACAACTTATTGTTGTATGGCCGTGGCGTATCCAAGGTTCTTTGGAACGAGGACAAGAAGCAGATCAGCTTTGAGGCGATTGATCCTTTCCACCTAGTCGTGCCAGCGTACAGCAAGAGCATGGCAGAGGCTGACTTCATTGTTCACATCATTCTTGTCTCGGTTGATTCCTACAAATCAAATCCGATGTACAAGCAGGATAAAGATTTTGTTTCCAAGATCAGCGGTAAGGTCAATCAGTCCGTCGGTCTGCGTAGCGAGATTCAAGACGAGATTTATCGTCGCGAAGGCATTACGCAGGAATCCGGCAACGACACGATTATCTTGTGGGAACTTTACACTCCGTCCGACAAGGGTTGGAAGGTTCAGACCTATAGCCCGCTTGAAGTTGAGACTGATGTTCGCAAGCCTTTCTACTTGCCGTATGAACACGGCGAACCACCTTTCGTAGATTTCCCCTATGAGTTGACAGGGGGCGGTTGGTATAGTCCTCGCGGAGTTGCAGAAATCCTCCTCCCTGGCGAGAACCTATTAAATAAGCTCAAAAACTCCCTCAGCGACTATGTAGAGCTGGCCAACCGACCCGTCTTTGAAGCGCAGAATCCGATCTCGCTAAACACAGCGAATCTGAAGATGCAACCTGGTCAAATCCTTCCACAAGGGTTAAAGCCAGTTCAGTTCAGCCAACCTCCGTTTGATTTCCAGAAGCTGATGCTTGAAGAGCGTATGCTTGCGGAACAGCGGATGGGCAGCCCTGACTTTGGTGCTGGCTCGCAGTTCCAAGTCTCGGATCGCAAGACTGCTACTGAGATTGCAGCGGTACAGGCACAAGCGGCAGCCTCCGGTGACTTGCGCAATCGCATCTTTAGGATGAGCCTAGCTCACTTGTTCCGTCAGTGCTGGTCGTTGTACGTCCAGTACGCGAAGGAAGACTTGATGTATCGATATGCGGAAGAAACTGGCCAGATGGTTCCAGAGGGAATCCACGACCAGTATGCAATCGAACCGAAGGGTGGGTTGGACTTTATCAACCGCCAGTTTGCGTTGCAGAAGGCAGTCAGCCGTATGGCCATGTTCCAAAATAATCCTTTCATCAACCAGGGCGAACTGGTAAAGTCTGTGCTTGAACAAGATGATCCATCGCTGGTCCGCAGACTCTTCCAAGATCCAAACGCTGCCTCTGGCGATCAAGCTGAAGATCAAGCGACTGAAATCGCGACTATGCTTGCAACTGGATTCCCCGTCGCGATCAAGCCTAGCGATGATCACAAAGCGCATATATCCGTTCTCTTCGCGTTTAACCAAGCGGCTCAACAGCGGCAACAGCAGGTCGATCAGAGCGCAATGCAAGTTCTGATGGCACACTTGCAACAGCACTTGGCTGCCTTGGAACAGGTTGACCCGAACACATCCCGCGCAATCCAGAAACAACTTCGTGATGCAGCTAAAGCTCAAATGCAACAGCAGGGACAGCAACTACCTCCCGAAGCTATGCAGGCTCAACAAGCTGGTCCGATGGTTGCTTGATAGAGCAATTTGATACAAGGGACTTGATGGTTGATGCCTTCATTGGGGAAGGCATGGCTGGTGCGGAAATCGGAGTGTTTGCTGGCGACTTCTCCGCTAAATTAAGAAGCAAGAATCCAAGCGTACTTTACTTGGTTGACCTATTTGAAGGCAGGTGGCCGTCCGGCGACGTTGACGGAAACAATTTAAGGCATATTGACCTAAACGAATCGCTTGTTGCGTTACACGACAAGTACCATAAAGATCCAGTAGTAAAGCTTGTCAAAGGTCCGTCATTCTTCTTTATGGCTAGTTTGCCGGACAATTTGCTTGATTTTATCTACCTTGACGGCGACCACTCCTACCCAGGCGTTAAGATTGACCTTGAGATGGCTAGGATCTTGGTAAAGCCAGATGGCTTAATTATGGGTCACGACTACTCAATGAATATGGATAAGGCCAAGACACAATATGAGTTTGGGGTCAAGAAAGCAGTTGACGAGTTTTGCACAAGGCATAGCTTGGCGATCAAAGCTATTGCAAACGACGGCTGTACATCATTTGCCATAGTCAACACCAAATGAGAAAACTAAAGGCAATACTGGCTTTCATTAGGCATCAGTCTTGGGTCAACGAACCCAAATGGAGTAGTGAGGATGAGAAGGCGTTGACATCCTTCCTTGGCACGCCATCCGGCAAGCGTTTAAGCCTTATCCTTTTGAACCTAACTTTGCGTAATAATGCCTCTGCCATAGAAAAGAATAATGCGGAACTTGCAGAGGCTTGCGGATATGCTAAAGGATTTCGAGGTTGTGTGGCGGTTCTCGAATCGCTTGCAGCCTCAAAACTAAACTCAGCCATCCAAGACGGCATGGATGGGTCTGATGAAACTGCCGTCAACTAACCTGTTCTACAGAATGACTCCCTGTAGGGCGGTGTAAGAAAGGGTCAAAATGGCGGAATTGAATAACCCAACCGAGGCGGAAGTCTTGGCTTTGGCTAGAGCAGCAGATGAAGGCGTGGA